CACTCTGATGATATTAGTATTAAGGTGGGTGTAGTAGGAACCACTACATTAGAAATAGATAGTACGGTTCCTACAGTATTAGGCTCTGGTACTATAAGTTTTACAGGTGGTGAACCATACGAAGTATTAACACTTACATTTGACTTGTCTAATACAGGTGCTGGTGATTCTGCAGATTTTTCAGGGCTATCAGCCACACCTCTTGATACAGCACATCCGTCAAGACCCGGAATAGCAGTTTTAGATTCAGCAGGAGAATTAACAAAAAATTATTCAGCAACAGGTAATCCAACATTCAATTGTTTAGTAACTATTACCGCTAGAAGCTCTTCTGAATCTTTACCTGCAGCGAATACTACATATTTAGTATTTTCGTTTTATGCATAATTAATATAATACAATATAATGGAAAATGAAATTATTCGTAAGATTAGCATCGGATCTGATGTTAATAATCAATTACACATTGCAGTTGGAAGTAGAATAGGTGGAGTGGTTGTGTCTCATATTTTTGAAAACATGCCAAAAATGTTTGATGTATGGATTCATGAAGACTTAAATTCTGTAGTTAAATGGAAATCTATATCAGGTATGCCTGTTATAGTAGAATATAACACTAGAATTGATTAATATGAAAGCTCTACACTTTGTCATATTAAAGTCAAAAAAGAGCTATAATAATACTGAAAGCATCAATGGTATAGATTTCACTGTAAATGTTAATATTGATGATGTAAAAAGTATTAATAGAGAAGCTATTGTTGTTTGTGCTCCAGAAGGATCTAACTTAATCCCTGAAGACGAGGTTATTGTTCACCACAATATAATGAGAGAAAGTATTCATACCAATGGTACATTAGATAAGGGTATGTTTTTCTTATCTGAATGTCACGACTATAAATATTTCTTAGCTCCAGTTCCTGAAATTCTTTTAAAAAAAGTTAATGGTAAATGGGAAACTTTACTTGACTTTGTTTTTATAAAACCATTTCTAGAAAAAGAAATAGACTTAGGTAGCGGAATTACTTTTGTGCCTAAATCAAGAAAAGGAATGGTTGACCTAAGAGGAATACTCTCTATAACCAATAAAGATTTAAAAGGAGTAGATATAGGAGATATAATTGTATTCTCCAGAAATAGTGAGCATGAGTTTATTATAGATGGTGAAATAATGTATAAGTGTAGAATAGAAGATATTTTAGCAAAGGTATGATAGGTCTATCACAAGACATACAAGATTCTATTGATATTATTTTAGAGGGATTGAATTATGATGTTACCATATCTGATGTAGATCCTGATAAGATGAAGAAAACAATGGATTCTAAAAGAGATTCATTTATAGAGGCTAAAACATTACTTAACGAATGGGTTAATTCTATTAACAGACCTTCAGAAGAAAAAATATTAAACTACGCAAGTAAACTAGTTACTGCAGGAGACTATTCTATAATAAAGTTAAGAAAGGCTTTAAAGTCAAAAATAGACTATGATAATCTACCTCCAGAAAAACATGCTACGGCTATAAAATCTAAGTCTGTTATTCTTCAGACAATAAGAATGATTAATTCTTCACTATCAGAACTTAGACTTCAAATATCATCAAATAACGTAAAATTCAAAGAAGAAAACTTTAGAATAGGTTGGGCTGAAAAGTTTGCTAATGGAGACTTTTATCCCGAGTCTGATTACCATAAACAGTGGTATGATGAAAAAACTGATAGTGTAATGATATGTCCATTTGGTACTAAAGGTAAAGTTATTACTGTAGAGAACCTAAATATAATGCTTCCTAAAAAACCTGCTAGAAAGGATATAAAGTATTCAAATTTAACAAAAAAAGAACAATATTGGAGAAGAGAAGAATTACCTAAAGGATTAAACCCAGATTCATCAGAGTCTTTTTCTGATTATATACTAGAACAGTTTAGATTAAGAAGAGAAGGAATGTGGTTTATGAATAATGGTGAAGCGGTCTATCTTACTGGAGCATGGTGGTGGACACTTCAAAACTGTAAAATGTTAGATGATGGTGACTATATGACTTTTCGTTATGCTCAATTAGATATAGTATATCACCAAGAGGCATGTAATAGAGACCCTAGAAGCTTTGGTCAATTATTTTTAAAGTCAAGACGTACAGGTTTTACGTATATAATAATATTATCAAGAATATTAGAAGAGTCTACTAGGAAAAAGAATGGAAGGTATGGAATGACATCTAAATCTGAGGATGATGTTGATGAAGTGTTTAAAAAATTCTCTTATGCTTTTTTAGAGCTACCATTCTTTTATCAGCCAATAGTAAAAGGAAAGGTAGAGTCTGCTCAAAAGCTATTCTTTGGTAAACCAGCAGACACTTCTAGGGCTGCAAAGTTAGCGAAAGATACGAGTTCTATAGATTATTTAAACACTGAGATAGATAACAGACCAACTAAGGATGATTCTTACGATTCAGCGAAACTCAATGGATACTTGGGTGATGAAGCCGGGAAATGGAAAAGACCCCACAATTATATAAATCACTTAGGTACGATTAAACCTACAATGGTACCTAATGGTCGTGTTGTTGGTAAGGCATGGATTGGTTCTACTGTCGGAAAATTAAACCAAGGAGGCTCTAACTTTAAGACAATTGATGAAATGTCAGATGTTAATGAGAGAATAGAACTTACAGGAGCTACAACAAGTGGTCTGTATTCCATGTTTCTTCCTGCATTAAAAAACCAAGAGATATGCACCGACAAGTATGGCAAGTGTTGGGAAGAAAAACCACCAAAGGGTGTATTTGATATTAAAGGAGCACAAATACAGTTCGGTAGTGTTGAATTTTTAAGGTCTAGTGAGGAGGCAGCAAAAAAGAACCCAGACCCAAACGTATTAAATACATTTTACAGAGCTGAGTGTAATACTAGAGAACAAGCATATAGAGATGAATCTGGTGAGTGTTCTTTCAATATTAACAAACTATACGACCAATTAGATTATAACAATTCCAAAGAAGACCATGAGTTATTTACAAGAGGAAATTTCTCTTGGTTAGATGGGGCTAGAGATACAGAAGTCTTATTTGTTCCTAACAAAAGAGGAAGATTTAAACTTGCATGGATACCTTCTATGGTTGATAAGACTGAAGGGATAAGAAACAATGTATCAGAGAAATCTGATAGATTTTATCCACTTAATGATTTTGGATTCCTTTCCTCGGATCCATTCTCTGTACGTGCAGCAGTAGGTGGAAAGGGTTCTTCTGGAGCTATTCATGGATTTGCTTCAAAAGACATGGGTAATCTTAAAAAATATGATTGTTTTTTAGAGTATCTTTGTAGACCAAGGACCGAGGATATTTTCTTTGAGGACGTTGTTATGACTATGCACTTTTATGGTATACCTATTTTAGTGGAATTAAATAGAGTAGACTTATTAAGATATATAAGAAACAGAGGTTACAGACCCTTTTCTTTAAATAGTGTTAATAAGACATACAAGCAATTATCACCACACGAAAAAGAATATGGTGGACAACAATTATCGGGAGTATCGGTTTTGGACACACATTTAAGTGCAATAAATTGGTATGTAGAATTTTTAATAGGTTCTGCAGGACCGAATAACCCTTACAGGTCTGAAAACCAAATGGGGAGATTTCCATTTAATAAGACACTAGAAGATTGGAAAATATTTAATCCTGATAGTGGAAAAAGAACCAAACATGATGCTAGTATATCATCAGGTTTAGGAATAATGGCAGTAAATAAAAATAAGTATGCTCCCAAAAAGAAAAAAGAAGCAGTGTTTGATATAAATAAGATATTCCCGACATATAAAAATTAGAAATGGCTTACTCAAAAGAAGACTTTAAAATAGCAAAGCAAATAGAAACTGAGTGGTTTCTTGGTGCTGAAAATAGATTTGGTAGAAAATATGATGAGTATCATGAACACAGAAAATATGCTAGAGGAGAACATGATGTAGAATATTCTAAAACCCTTATTACAGGAGGTGAGACTACTTCACATACTAATTATGATTTTTCTCCTATTCAAGTATTACCTAAATTCAAAGACAAACTAGTTAATGATATGTTTCCTCAATTATATAACATTGAGGCTGATGCAGTAGATAAGTACTCTACGGATTTAAAAAATAAAGAAAGAGAAAGATTACAGGATAGATTAGTTTCAAAAGATTTAGACGAGGACATGAAGGTATTGTTTGGAATTGACATGGAGGCTAATCAAAATGGTGACAGACCTAACTCTGAAGAAGAGATAGATATGAGAATGTCACTAGATTGGAAACCTAATTTAGAGATTGCTGCTGAAGAGAGCATAAAGTATACACTAAAATTAAATAATTATAAAGAAGTTCTTCTGCAATTACTTAATGATGCTATAGACTTAGGTAGGGCTGGGGCTTGGGTTTCACTTCATCCAGCAAAGGGAATAGTTATAGAAAGTATGGACCCTGCAGAATCAATTTGGTCGTTCTCAATAAAAAGAGACCACAGTGATGTTTGGTATTATGGAACAAGAAAAAGAGTAACGATAGGAGAGCTTATAGAAATGACACCTACTCTTTTTGATTATGGTAAAGATAAAGAATTTATTTTAAGCAAAGATATAGCAAAAAGCTTAAAGGGAAGTATAATGGAGACGTACCGATATAAAGGTCAGTCAACCAGAGAGAACTCATCTACTTTTGATTTAAGTGAAAAAGTAGATCTTTTATATTATACACACAGAGGTATAAAAAAATCATTCTTAAAGAAAAAGAAAAATAAATCAGGTATTGTTAAAATAACTCCATATAAAGGAGATTATGATGGAAAGCCAACAAAAGGTTTTGAAGTATTAACAGAAAAAAAAGAAGTATGGTATGAAGGATGGTTAATACTAGGGTCTCCTTATTGTTTTGGTCACAAGGTAGTAGGTAATCTAGCATTTAGTAAAAAGAATGGAATAAAAAAGATATATCCTCCAGCAGTAATGTATGCAAACACATTGTATGAG